TTCTCGTCCTAACCCGTTCAGTTGCCTATGTCCTTTTAATAGGATTTTAGCTAACTGTCGCTGTGCAGGGTTTAGATATCCTATAGATTGCGGACCAAGATTTCTTACGAAATCTAAGAAGCTTCTATCTGATACTTTTGACCATTTATAACCTTTACCGAAAGATTTCGGAGTTATAGAATAGCCAGCGAACTCTGCTAGGTATTTAGAGCTAAAAGTTTTAGATTCAGAAATCTTACAACCTAGGTTGGTAAGTGTGGATCTATAAACTCTAGCCACTTCGTCATTATTAATAACGACGTCGTCCCCTAAGACTCTGAATGTGTCTACGGGGTTTACCTGCAATTTCTTACAAATTCCTATTAATAGGAGGTTGTGAGTAAAAGCGAAAGCAGCGAATGAAGGGCCCAATCCTTGCGGTTGGCCCCTAGAGAAAGAAACCTTTTCAACCTTCCCTGATTTAAGGGAGGTTGCCCACTCAGACTTGGAGACACGGTCCATGATATTAATCATGGTAACTTGTCGCTTACCTTTGAAATGCATAAGTAATGCTTTCTTCTGGTAATTCCAAGGGAACAAATTAGTAGCATCTGACAAGTCTATGGAATGGACTGTCTTCCCTTCTTGTAACCAACCTTGAATAGGCTTTAAAGCCGACTCTTGGTTATGTGTTACATCCGTAGGTAATATCCTAAGCACATTAGATATATCCTCTTTAAGAGGATCTAACGCAGCTTGGAGAACCCTAGAAGGATTTGCAACTAATCTGGCTTTGTAGCCAGGTTCCTGTATGACACTTATGTGTCCTACAGTGTGAGCGGGTCCATCATTTGATGGAAAAGGGCTTTGATTGAAGAAGTCGAGTTTTGGAAGAACAGAATCAAAGTGTTCTTCAAACTCGTCGACAATCTTGCGAACTTGATAGCTCCTGGCTCCATGAAGGAACATACCGAAGGTATCTTCCTCAGGTGAAGTAGTTAAACCACTTCCCCTACCATTTGGCCCCCTCTTGTCTTTACCGAGATATTCGATAAAGGTAGGAGGCAACTTGCTATCATCAGTTATAGGACGGATACCCTGTAACTGCTGCCTTTTTGCTACATCAGTAACAACAAGGCCGATCTTCGGAACAGATGTGAGTCCTGTTTTATCAGGACTTTCCATGCTGTCGAAGAACTTCGCACGCTGCTTGGAGGTCATTTCCTCAGAGACAAACTGAGTATATGATCTCAAAGCAGTCAAGGTTTTCGAAAAGGAACGTTTAGAGCTACTCTTAAAGAGGGCTTTTATGGGTCCTTTAGGCAAACCATTTTTGTCTAGAGCGAGCCACAGAGAAGGATTATATTGTACTTTACTTCGTGCTATACGATGTAGGTACAATTGTCTAAAATCCTTGAATCTCTGCGTTACCCACTCTTCACCGTTACAACGAACCCACTTATGTGTTAGGGTTACGATGTCAGAGGATTCTTGTTTGGTTAATCCCAAACTCATGAGTCTACTGCACATTGACGCTCTATTCATATGTTCACGTTTAAGTGATATATATGTAGCTCCAAGTAACAAAGTCACATGGCATTACAGATT